CGATATGGCTTGTAAGTGTCAAAGTTGATGTATTCAGCCGACACCAAATACGGTCGCCATGCGTTGCGTGTCATGTTGTCAATGCGGTCTTGCATTTTGAGAATAACATGCTCCACTTTTGCCTTGGTCATGCCACGAACACGCCCGTTGGTGAACGAGGCTTTGTTCTGTACATACCCGTTGTCAGCCACTTGATAGTCCGATGCTGTTAGCGTTGCTCCGCTAAAAGTAATTTTGACATGCCCCGATTTGCCACCAGTACCTTTACCGATGGCAGTGATGGTCAACTCCTCTTCACCCAGTGGGTCAGCATCGCTGTACACACGAATTTTGTCGCCTACGCTAAAGCCTACTTGACGATACTCGTTGCCTGTGATGTACACTGCGTCCGTGTCAGCATCAGCACTCATGAGAATGGCTTCTTGTGGGCCAATGTCCAGTAGGTCAGCGACTTGTTGAGCGGTGCAATATGCAACAGCAGATGGGTCAAGAGGCCGGGTTTCCGGCTCACCGGGACTGAACACTACTGGCATACATCAAACCCCCTCACGAATACATGTCCTTTGAATAGTCGGGGTTATTACGAGCATGTTCTGTCATTTCTTCAAGAGAATTAAAATTACCAGTTGGGAACATTTCTGCCGGGAAACGAAGTCTTGGTGGTTGGCCTTCGCTTTGTATCTTCATTACTGCTGGACAATTTGCATTCATACAAACCATTTCCCCTCCACCGGGGTGAACTTCTTCCAACTTTCCTTGACAAACTTTACACTGTGGCATTTCTTTCAACACGCTCCAAGCATCACGAATAGCAACATCACGAGAAGTCATGATGCGGCGGAGGTGTTCAGCCTCAGCATCGGGGTCAAACTCCTCTTCCTCCTCTTCTTGCGGAAGCGTTTGGCGAAGTTTGCCCTGCTCATCAAAAATGTCGGGCGTTTCGGGTTTTTCCGGGGCAAACTCTTGGTCAACAGCCGCTCGCTCGCCCTCAACATCGGGTTCGCTCAGCGACTCTTCCAAGGTTTGACCCTCAAAGGGCATACGCTCGCCCATGAACTTGAGGCCATGTTCATCGGGATTGGCTACAGCCTCACGCATGAGAGCGTCACGAGCCTGTTGGAATTGTTCGGTTGAATAATGTGGCCTTAAGCCACTCACATTACTACTACGAAGGGTAGCACCTGCTTTTTTGTTTGCCCATTGTTGTAGGCGCATCTCTTGCCCGTCTTCTGTCAACACCTTTTGTCGGTGCGGTCGCATTGCTTTGATAAGTACCTTCATATTCACAACCTCTTCTTTTCATCACGGTGTCCTAAGTTGTAGTCCATTGGTTTGTCGCAAGCCCCACAGGTGGCTCTCCACAAAAAGTGAAGGAACCCGCAGTGCTTACAGCGTGTACCCGAACCAATGTTAAGGATGTCTCCTATTTCTTGATTACGGTTTCGTTGAGACTGTGTCACTCCCTCAAGAGGATGCTGTGGTTTGGCTACCACTTCACTACCGTACTGATAATCAGCCTTGCGACCTTGCTTACCAGCACGGGTAATGTCGCTCAAGTCTATGTTTCGGACATCAAACCCCATGCTAACCCCTCAACATCATGCGAGTTGATAGGTCACCATAACGAAATAGTTGCCCAACACAGGAAACACCTCAGTGTCAACCACTGAACTGGTGCTACTTGAGTCTGCTATTGCTTGGATGTCCGTTTGGATTGCCGTTTGAAGCGTACCAAGGTCACTGAACTCCTTTGGGGAGAACGGGCCAAAGACTTTTACGCCAATCTTGGTCAATGCCGCCACGAGGAATCACCTCAAGCACGACGACCAATTGCAATGAAACTTCCACCAGCGGCAGGTACAGCGGGAGTGTGTGCCCCACCCGGCTTGTTGATGGTGACGGTTGTTGTACCAGCCGCCACGGTAGCAAACTCTCGGAAAAGCGTGGCTTCTGCATCACTACCGTCTGCCGCTGTGCCAACTTCTACATTGATAGGACTACCAGCGATTGGTGTGAGAACTGCCATGTCAATTTCCGAAAGGAAACTGCTTAGGTCAATGCTCGCATCTGCGGCTTCGTATGTTCCAGTGACTACCATGCGGTCGCCAAAGACTGATGTTCGTGGGTCAATTGTTATTGCCATATTTTTTCACCTCATTCTGTGGGATTCAAATGCCCTTCTACAAGAGCAAGAGCGGCGGTTTTCGTAAGATACCCGCTACCCTTGCTAACTCCGTTGTCGGTCAACCACTTAAGGATGTCCTTTCGTGACCAACCGCTGTCGGGGATGCCGTCATTGCCACCGTCAACGGTGGCTCCTTCATCTCCTTCAATGGAGAAATGCTTAGCGGGTAGCGTGTGTCGCCACTCATTCAGCCAGTCTTGCGTGACCTCTACGACCTCACTACGGAGCCAAGGGGCGGGAGTATCCCGTCGCCTTCGCTCATAAAATGGGCCGGTGTAGGTCACTGTGGGCATTCAATCACACTCAGTTAAGCATCACTACGGTCACCGTTCCAGCACCGCCAGCCTCGCCGTGAAGGACAATTGCTGGAAGAGCGGCACCAGTCTTAGCGGCAGGTGCGGCACCAGTGTTGGTGAAAGTTGCAGATAGAGTCTTGTCGGCTACTGCGAAAGTAGTACCGAGCACACCGATAATCTTTGATGCACCTGCGGTAATAACCAGCACTTGCTCATCGGCATCTGCCAAGGTAAACCCGATGGTCACCATTCGCATACTACCCACTGCGTTTCCGTCAGTGTTTTGAGCGGTGAAACCAGTAAGGGTGCCGGGGTATGAACCACCAGCGTTACCGTTCAACCAACCCGTTTCATCAACAGGGGTACCAGTTCGCATATCCAAGTCCAAAAGAACTGATACAGTTCCAGTGGAGAAATCGCCATCGTCAAATGAAATGGTCAAGCCTTTTTGTGTCTTCGTTTCTGTCGTCATAATTTACACATCCATGTTTTTTGTTTTCAACCCTCACTTGAGGTCACGGATTGAGCCGTGTCCACCGAAGAAAGTCGTCCATAGTTCTCCCATGGTGCGGTACATTCCTTCTTGTCCGAGGCGGTTGATAGCGAATGGGTCGCCAGTTTCAATACCGCTCTCAAAGTATTGGGTTGGAATTGCAGTGCTGAAGTACAGGTAATCCGTGTCAAGGAAGTACATACGGCTCAAAGTGTCCGTTTGAATGTCCTTGGATGGGATGATTGGGACACCGTTGTAGGTAGCCACAATGAAACCTGCTTCAATACCGGGAACACCCTTCACACCGTTGTAGGTAGGGGTGACACGCTTCTCTTCCATAAACCGCTGTTGGCTTTGGAGGAGTTGTTGTAGGCGCATCAAAGTGTCGTATCCGGTAAGGATAACCTTGGGGTTTCCACCACGAGTCCATATCTTTTGGAACAGGTCATCCAACTGGTCAAGGGACAAGTTGCGGTCAGCACCACTGTTTTCATTGTGCTCAGCGAGCGACCACGAGTTTGCACTGCGGTCAATGGAGTACATATCTTCAGTTGAACCAGCAGATGCACCAACGGTCACACGGTCAAGGGATTCAAAGTCGTTCCCTGCAACAGTGGCTTTGTCAGTCGTGAGCATCTTGTTGATGTGTTCTGCATGGTGCTTACCCATCTCTTCCTTGAGAATTGCACGAATGTCGCCCAATCCATCGTCCTTGTCGGACAGGAACATTGCGGTTTCGCTCATGTCAAAGGTGTGTACAACAGTCTTTGGCTTTGCGGCAATGTGTTGGAAGGTAGGCTTGGTGGTGTCAGGGAGCGTAGCGTTTTCTGCAACACCGCCGCCAACCGTAAAGGAAGGACGCTCGGTGATGACTCGCCAACCACTGCGTTCCCAAGGTCGCTTGGGGAGGATGGAGAAGGCGTTGAACTCTTGGTTCAACTGGCTCCAAACCTTGCGTCCGTAGATGGCTTGGTAAGTACCAGCCGTGGTGGACAGCATTGGAGCGTCAGCCTTGAGCAACTCGCTACCGGAGTAGGAGTATCCCATTGCGTTGCCTGCGCCGTAGTAGTATCGTTCCATGTCAGTAATGTTTCGGATGTAGTCTCTTGCCATATCATTTCACCTCATTTATTTGTGTGTTCATTCCCCACGCAGGGTGCGATGTGCAAGGGCGTGAACTTCGTCCCACCCCATGTTCGCCATGTCTTGCGTTGAGGGAATGTCAATGGATGCAACCGACTTTTGAATGGTCGTGCCTGCTCCTGTACCGATGTTGTCAATGCGCTCGGAAAGAGCCTCAATTGACTTCACAATGTCTGAAAGTGGTGCTCGTGCGTCAAAGGCGGCTTTTTCAGCCTGTGATTTTGCAACTTCCATTTCGTTGTTGAAGCGAGAAGCAAAGTTTCCTTCAAGATTGTTTCGGAAAGTTTGTTCCATAGCGGCGGCTTTGTACACTTCGTAAGCGGCTTCAAGGTCAGCCTCACTCACATTCTCGGAGTTGAGGTATCCCTTGGACAATGAGGCTGGCCCCATTGCACCGGCAGGAGTTTTACCACCGGAAGCGGTAATTGCGCTGATAGCGTTTGTTGAAGGAGAACCGTTTTCTTGTCCTCGGCCACGGACTTGACCAGCAAAGTAGTCAGCACCGTCAACAGCGTCGGGGTTGTCAAAGCCACCAAGTTGGGCTTTCTCAAGTTGGTCAAAGTGGAAACGAGCACCATCAGTGTCAACACCAGCCGACTTGAGGGTGTTTTCCATCCAAGATAGATATTCGGAGGAAATAACATCGGAGTATTCTCCTTTGTCCATGTACATCTTGTCGTCGTCTTTCTTTTCGTCTTTCATTTCGTCACCTTCTTCTTTTTCGGGCTTCTTTTCTTCATCACTGCCCTTACCCTTCATGTGTTCACGGAGTTGAGGAGGTAGTTCTCCTTTTTCCATGGCATCCAGTCGGGTTTCAAGTCGTGACATAATTTCTGTCAAATCACTGTTTTCGTTTGTCATAGTGGTGTCCTCCTTTAAAATGCGGAATTGTGCTTCGGGGTTGATACCCTTCTCACAAATCGTTACCTCATGCAACTCCATTTTTGAAATCTCTTGGTAGTCGCCTTTTTCCATGTCGGACTTTCGCACTCGCTTGAATGCTTGCCCTCCAATAGAAAATCCACGAAGGTTGCCCTTGCGGATTTCAGCGGCTACTTCACGAGCCTTCTCTATATCGTTGCGGAGTTTAACAACAACGAACAGTCCAGTGTCATCCGTTTCGGATTTCCACATGCGTCCGTTGGAATCAATGTACGAGTCAATGACTTCACCAACTTGAATGTTGGAGTGAGCCAATTGCACATTGCGGTATTGTTCACCCTTCATGAAGCCATCAAAGGCATCTTTTAGGGCGGAGCGAGTAATAAGGTCGCCTTGCTTGTCAACAAGTTCAACTGATGCGTAGCCAGCAACAACCAAATCGTTACCACTCTTGAGGAGAGTGATACCGTCAGTCGGTCGTTGAACGCTTAGCATTGACCATCCGACTATCTGTTATGGTATTTATATCACACGCTATTGGTGAGACACCAACGGCTGGTCATTGTCGTAGTCTATAGAGAGTTTTTCACCTTCATCTGTTTCCACTTGAATGTGATTCAGTCGCTCGGTTTTCTTCTCTTTCTTTTCATCAGTAATTTTCTTTTCACCGTCAAAATCCGGTAGAGTGGATTCGTGACGGAGTTGGGTTGGGCCACGAGGTGATTCTTGAGGTGTACCGACATCAATTCCAAGTCCTTTTGGGCCAGTCCATGTCATTTTTTCCTTACTGATTTTGTCCAAGGCCCGTGTGATAAGTTCCAATGCCTTCTTGGTTTGATTTGGTTTGAGTAATCGGTTATCATCATCTTCTTCAAGAACACCTGCACTTTGGTCTTCAGTGCGTTCTTTTGAAGGAAGTTTCGGCATAACATCACTTTCAGTTTCTTTACTGAGTATTCCTTTTACCAACAGTGGGGCAACCGACGACCAAAACGGCATGAGACTTTCAGCCAACACCACAGGATAATCAGTCTTGGTCAAATCGCCCATTGTGCTCTTAGGAGAATGTACATACCAAGCATCGCCTATTTCTTCCATGTTGTACATTACTGTATCAACTCCCTTCAAAACGATTTGAATCTGTGATTCCAAGATTTGAATGTCGTGAGGAATAAGAATTGGTGCGAATGCTTTGGTCATGAGGTCAAGGGATTCTGTGCTGGCCGCACCCTCTCCTTCACCTTCACCCTCCAACTCTTTGACTTGTACATTGTACACAGGCCGATTCTTGCGATTTTTCTTGGATATGCCCGTGATGGAGGCACGAACAATGTCGCCAACTTTGAACACCTTGCGTTGGTTGTGTGCTGTACCCACATCCATGTAATGCTCTCCCTTATGCTCTATCGCTCGGTTCCCAAGTCCTTCAACCTCAAGGATTGGGCCAGCACCCAACTGATAGGTGTACGGGCCTTTGCCACGACGGTCAAGGATAATGAAGTTGAAATCTCGGCTATCACGGTACACAATCCACTTTGGATGTCGTCGCTCTCCACGCATGTAGGTGGATTTGTTGTCCCGCAACAAAATGTTGTCGTGGTCGTCTTTGAGGTTCTTCACAGCGTCAGCCAGTCCATCATCGTCCGTCATGCGAGTATCGTGTGGGCCGGGTACAATCACAGGCTCTTGACTGTCAAATTGTGAGCGAAGTATTTTCAATCGTTCAAACAACTGCATTTCACCTACATTCGTATCGTCGTAATTGATGATGTCAATGATGTTCAACTCTTCTTCACCAAGAATAGCATCCAGCGTGTAGTTTTTGTCGTTCATCTTTTCAAGGGCTTCTTTGGTGGCTTTGCGTAGTCCTTTCTTACGACCATTCTCATCATACGCTGTAATCTCGTCATCACTGCGTACAATGATGATTCGCTTTCCATCATACCATTTACTTACAACCCACGAGCCGCTGAAGCCACGAAGGTGTTCAAGGTCAGCCAAATCAAAAATGCGGTGCATGGGCCGAACAGCAGGACTCCATTTTGCATCGTCACTCTTACTCAGCAACACATCCGGGTCAAGTAGTGAGGTAATGAGTTCAGTCATTTCACTCGCCGCAATCGTTGTTGGAATAGTGCTCGCTGTTTCTGCTGTTTCCATGTTCATACTTTGATGAGGATTGTCGGGGTACTGAGGAGGAGGAGCATTTGCATACACTTGCTGTGCCACTTCTTTTCCGTGAATCATAGCGGCCAAGTCTTGCGGTACAGAATGGTATAGCCCTGTGCCCACATTTGAACCGATGTGAATTGTACCATCATCACCAAACTCAGCCCCAAGCGTAGGTGTTTTTTCGTACCCATGATGCCATGCACCACTGTCAAAGTTGTCCGTCAACCCTGCGTGTGCGGGCGAGGGAATGCCCAGTGGATACTGCGACATGCCTGCCGTTTCGGGAATTTCTAAGTCGGGCGTGAACACTCCTTCCTCTTCCTCAAGCACACGAGGGTCAAAATGAACAATAGTGTCAAGGTGATTCTTGGTGTCGTTTGTTTTACGAGCCTTTGATTTACTTTTGAAATTCTTTGCACCGTGAATATCGCCCTTAACAGTGCCGATACCAGCGGCTTTCAAAGAATCCTTGAACATTTGAGGATTGAGTTTCATACCCATTGCCCGTGGAATAGCGTGGGAAAGGTGACCACCCCACGCTTTCTTGTCAGTTTGCTGTGAAAAGTGATTCATGGCTTGGTGATACCCGTTTTCTCGTGCATGACGATAGAATGATTGATGGTCGTCTAACTCTTCTTCGGGCTTGTTCATCATCTCTTCGTCGGTAAAATGATTGAGGTCAAGTCCGTCAATGCTTGAGATTTTACCACTGAGAAGAATGTTTTTGATTGTAGAGACTTGTAACGGCGCACCCCTTTCTTTCACCATATCAATGAGTTCTTCGGCCTTTTCCTTTGCAACGGGAGTTCGTTGAATACCAAGTTTGTCCAACAACTTGTCAGCATTTTCGTCAGCCTCAACCATCATACCGTCTGTGGACAAATGATTGGCAACGGTAGCATGGAATGGATTTTGCGCCGCAGGGTCGGTGTCTCGTACAGAAGCCTGCAAACCGTAGTTGATTGAAGAGATACCATGCACACTGTGAGGAACGGACACAATGTAGCGTTGAGCATCACGCATCAGTTGATGTGTGTTAGCGATGAACTTTTCCGGCTCGTCGGGATTGAAGGCATCGGGGTCATGCTCAAGGTATTTTGGAAGAAGAACATCCCGTGCTATCTCAGTGATGGTTTGTCGGTGGCCACCAAACAACTGCTCCATACGAGTAGCATCAAGTTTCCACATCGTGTTTTTGCTCTTCTTTTGTGTGCTTTGCTGTACCTTTTCTAATTGTTGAGTCATATTGTTGATTTCAATCATCAACGGTTGCAATTCTTCAATGGGTGCGCCAGTCATTTGCTTTTCAGTCAACTCTTGATTTAACTCTTCAAGGTTGGTCGTAAGTTCGGATTCTTGTTGCGAAGCAGGTAACATACCACCGAATTGAAGCAAACGAGACACGGCATCCTTTTCGTCAGCCGCCATTGTGGTTTTTGTTTTCTGTGTCTTTTTCTTCGCTTGCAGTTCCTCAGTCATGGTTTCCGTCATGCTTTGAAGAGAAGAAAGCAACTTCTTTTCATCAAACTCACCAAGACCTCGGCCTAACAAAGCAGTGTTTAATTCGGGATGTTTTTCTGCGGCAACGCCGGGTGCCATCGGAAGAGTGTTTCTACCGTGCATAAGGTACTCAAGAATCTCTTTTGGGTCTTGTGTACCCAGTATTTTTGACGCTTGAGTAATGGCTGTCATGGCATGATTCATATCGGGATTGGTCAACACTTGATTCTTCAACGCATTAAACGAAAAACCACTACCACCAGTCCATCGCATAAAATCAATGAAATGCTCTTTGCTTTCTCCACCACTAAACGCTTCATCTCCACGAAGGAAGTTTTGAACTTTCATAAGTGATTTTTGCGCTGGTTGATTAGGGTGATTCATACGCCCACCAAGCGTTTCAAGGAAGTGAGCCAGTTGTGCGTTCTTGTGCATGTTGCTGTCCGAAGGAGATGCGCCGTAGGATGTGAAGCCACCAACATGATAAGTGGGAATAACCGTGTGTGGAAATGTCAAAGGTTTGAGATGGGTACCAAACCTGTCTTTGCGTTCCTTATCCGTCATTTGACGAATCGTGTACTCGTAATCGGGGTTGAGCGTTGTCTTGTGTTCTGTGTAGTTGTTCTTGCTGGTTGAGCCATCCCGGTATGCTCGTTTTTTAGAATGGCCTACGGGAGAAAGTATGTTTTGTAGCAACTCTTTTTGGTTAAAGTATGAAAAGCCCTTACCAGTAGAAACGAATTGTTTTTCACTTGTGTTTACCTTCTTCATTTTCTCGCCAAACTCACCAATCAATTTTGTTTTCAATGGCATAAAATGGTGAGCGAGCGTCGTGTTATCGGGATTCGGATTGATGTAATTTGCACCACCATCGCTTAGTTCTGTGAAAGGTGAAAGGCCATCCTCATCGGCGTGTGTAGCGTGGAGGATGTCATGATAAGTCGCAAGTGTCATACCTGCCCCACCTGTCTTTGCAAAGGCTGAGTCCCAAAAGCGACCGGGGCCGTAGGTAAAACCATCGCTGTGGTTTCGCCAGTAATCCGGTTTTTCCTCGTTTGGATGAGGGCCGTGCGGAGAAGTGAAAAAGGCCCGATGGTTGCGAACATCCTTGATACCAGCATGGAGTGAAGAGTTTGCTTTAGCCATGGATTCAATGTCGTCAATTAAATCAGCATTCACAATTGGTTCTTCCAATTTACCGTGAATTGGATGGTCGGTCATCAACTCCCGTGTCTTGGGGTCGTAGCCAGCCAAGTAAAGCAAATCAGCCTTGCTCATTCGCACATCGTCAAGACTTCGCTTTTTTCCCTTTACTTTGAAGTGACTTGCCATTGCATCTTTCATTTCGTCTTGGTCAAGTTCCTTCATTGGATTCTTGTCCACATAGAGGCGTGGTAGAAACTTGTGATGTCCCGATATGCCGTAGTTGTCTCGGATGCGTTCAAGAATAATTTCGGAAAGGGAATGGCCATCAAATTCATCCATGGGTTCATGGGCAAATCTCCCCATGGACTGTTGCAAAAACATGTTGCTTTCACCAGCAGTGTAGTCGTTTTCATTGTCTTCTTGATGGTAGTGTGCGTTGCGTCCCATGTGTGTCATCGGGCGCATAGCCCAATTCATTTCGGGGGTCATACGCATGAGAGCGTTGTACTTGAGGCGAGCGGCAGGAAACTTTTGTCCATTCGGTAAAGAAATCAAATCATGGTCGTCAAGACCCTTTTCACCGATATGTTCCATAATGGCTGTGCGCTCTTCGGGGTCAAACCATTCAAGACCGAGCATGTAGCCAAGGTGTCCAAGCCGTGTTGGGTGTTCTTCGTACTTATCGCTAAGCATCATGTTACTATCGTCGTCGGCTTCCCACATAGCCGCTCGGTCAGCAAAGTGTTCTTTGCGAAGTTGTTCTTTGACTTCAGCATTGTCCATGCCCTCAACCTGCAACTCGTCTTGCCGATTGATATTTTGCTTCAACCAACGGAAGTAGTCTCGTTCATACATGTCATGCTGGTGATGAAGAAGTGTGCCGTTAGGACGGGTATCACCAAGAATGTTTACTTTCTTTCCTCCTTTCTGCTGAAACCCACCAACAAGAGGATGGTCTTTACCAAGAGTATCAAAGAATTGCTTTTCCATTTCCTTTTCGGTTTCACCGTGTCCACCCAGTGCCCAATTGCGTAGCATCTCCACATACGCAGGCATTCCCGACACTGCGTTGGTGCGAAGAAGTGGGTGGTTGACTTCGTGAAACGGGAAGTGATGCCGCTGATACGGATGAGTACCGTCTTTTGGTTGATAGTACGGCCACATTGCATGGCCGTGTTTTTTGTTTACAGGTGATTGAAGGCCGTCTTTCCATACATGATTGGTTGGTTCACCGTGTGAGTGTTGAAGAGCAAACAAGTAGCCCATACCTTCGGGATATTTGTAATCAGTTTCACCGACTTTTACTGCATCTTTTTCTGCTTGTTCTTTATTCTTGTAAATCATCTCAGCCGTGGCTTTGAGTGATTTGAACAGCGGTTCGCTTGGAGTAGTGTCAAGTGCTTCGTAGGCAAGAATGTATTCAGCCGCCGAATAAACAAGGTCAAGACCATCATCCAATGATTTGAGTAGTTGATTACTACACACATAGAAATGGTCGTTCACATTAACACCGCCATCATAGCGGCTTGAATTGGGGGCAAGCGTGAATGTCTATACCATTGTGTAGCAGACATCCAGTACGCTCAGTAGCACCACAAAGTCCACAAATTGAAGGGACACCGCTTTCTCTCAATGCCGCTTTTGGGTTAGGCATCAACGCCCACCCGCCGAATCCTCTCGCTCAACACCCGTACCTTCATGCGGGTTCATGCGGGAGCCGAGTTGTTGCATGTTGGTCGCTTCTTTTGGCTTCTTTTTCTTAGGAACATCTTCTGTTTCAATGGTACGCCCGTTAGTCGTAAAGTAGCCGCTCTTGGTTTGCCCACCCGATTCAGCATGGAAAGAAGGGTTCACATCGGTAATTTTCTCAGCCTTGAAGCCCGGTTCGGCTTTTGCCATTTTGCCACCGCAACCCATTTTAACACAGCCCATCTTGTTCATTTTTGAACCACACTTAGGACAGTCTTTACACTCGCAAGGCCCCTTCCCACAGTCACACTTTGCTTTTTCCAATCGGTCAAGTCGCTGTTCAATTTCAATGGCTTTTGCCAAATATCCATTTCCTACTGCTCTTGGTTTCATTCCATAGCCCCCTTTGCGCCCATTGCCATCTCGTGAATATCTTCCCAAGACATGGCGTGAATTGCCTCATTGCTCATCGTACCGATTTCGGGTGAACTCTTGAGAAGAGCACCACCTTCAAGAGCCATATCGCCTCGGAATGGGTCAATTTGTAAATCACTTGTAAGAGGGGTAGAAACATTAACAAGTCCCATTTTACGGAGAAGTTGCTGTGGATTGTTGATGAGCCGCTTAAGAGCATCATTTTCAGCCTTAAGTATTGAAAGGTTGGAGTCCATTGACTCCATTTTGTTGATAAGTACACCAATCAGTTGCTCAGCACCGGATGTTTCACTCATTTAATCACCTCAAAGACGACGACCGTATGAGCCAGCACTTCGCTTGTATTGTGGACTGTGGCGAGAAGAGGACATAAATCCAAGTCGCTGTCCTTCTATAGCAGGTTTAACTGGGGTTTGCTCTTGCATTTTTATGACTGGAACACCACCAGCGAATATGTCTCGTGGGCCTTGCGGAGTGACTACATCGGATTTTGCAATCTCTTGATGCAAATCATCAGCCAAAAAGTCGCTAAGTTTCTGCACTTCGCTAAGGTGTTGCTTAGCCATTTGACCATCTCCACTTTCAAGTGCTGAAATGAATGATTTCTGCGCTTGTTCCATTTTTCGTGCCATCGGGTGCATTTTCAATAAGTCCATGTTAATCCCTGCTATGTTCGCCTCATGTCTTTCGTCTTTAAGAGCATTACTGTCCACGGGGGCGACGAGCATCCAGTAGCGCATTACTCAAGTTTTGTTGCATAGACGGTGCTGGCCCTCTTTGTTGTACATTGGAGAATGGTGCACCGCTACCCATACTCCCTCGTCGCTGTGGGGTCGCTGGCCCTCGGTTTCGTAATCCCACACCTTGACCTCCGGGTTGTGGAGGTGGCATGACCTGTTGAGCGAGTTGTGGTGGCATTTGTGGCCCTCTTCCCTGCATCATGGGCATTCCCATACCGGGCGGCATACCCGGTGGCATACCCGGTGGCATACCCGGTGGCATACCCCCACCCATCGGTGGAGCACCGCCGGGTGGAGCACCCTGTTGCGGTGGTTGAGGTTCGGGACGCTTGTAGGTAAACCGGATGTCTCGGTTCGCCGTATCTTCAATAAGTTCGGGCATGAAACCAAGTTGAGCCATGCGTTGTGCAACATTGAGTTCTTCCGAATCACGGCGTAGGCGTGTAATCTCATCTTCCTCTTCGTTGGGGTAGAGTGTAAGTTTCCAGTCATTGATGTCCATTTGCTTGAGAAGACGAGGGAACAGAACTTCTGTGTACACTTTTTGCCCAAACTCAACAGCACGATTTGTCACAAGAATCTGCATACCTTCATTGTTAAGGCCACCCTTTTTACCGGCATCCATCATAAACACCGAAGAAACACCGTAGAAGGCGGCTATGCGATTCCTAATTTCGTCACGCACAGCAATATATTGCATCTCTTCCAGCGTGTCCATGAACTTAACCCAATTTACACCACCACGACCGGAGGATGATTCAATACCAACTTTAGGTACATAGTGGGGGTCACGCTCCATTTTTTCATCCACAGCCTTCCAAAAGGATTTCATGGACTCCAAGTTATCTGTGGTGACTGATACGATACCTTTGGGCATTCGGCGTTTTTGATAGGCAGTGTAGATGTAATTGTCCATAGCCGTGAGCGTCATGGCTTGTCGCCACATTGTATTGACAGGAGAGCGACCATACAGTTTAGATGATTTGTACTTGCTTACATGCAACACTTCACCTTCAACAAAGTATTGTGTTTTTCCACTTCCCGCCATGTTCACATAGTGTACATCATGGAGGTCTGCACCACATACTTCACAAGTATCATCCTCAGCGTGTGTTTTGATTTGGTCACGGTGAATTAAGCATGTTTTGTAGCGTCCACCACGAACACCACGCTTGTCAGCAACAATACGCATGAAAATTGGGTCGCCACGAATCATCTCTTTGACACGGAAAAAAGCCACTTCTTTGCTTTGAGGGTCAATAAAATACTCCTTAACCAAAATTAAGAAGGCATCATCTACGATGTTAAGGTCAGCCTCTATTTCATTGAGCACATTGATGAATGATTGCTCCATGCTGTTTTCTTGCTTAAGAAGCCATTTAGCATAAGTCAATTCGTCAAAATCGGGTTTTCTTACAGACCCACCGCACTCACTACATGATTCAACTTCGCTTTGATATTCTTCATCACACACCGTGCATTTGCGTGCAAATTTCTTTTCCCAGTAATAACCACGGCGAAACATTTCTTGGCGCAACTTTGCAAGCACTGTACGAAGAATCAATGATTCATTGCTCACAGCGTACAATGCAGGAATAGTGATACCCTGTGCCATCACAGGTTCTTGAATACCACTTGTCCATAGCGGCATGGTTGGAGTAGGAGATTCTTTGCGGCGGAAAGGCGTACCCAACGCCGAAAGAAAGCGAGATATTCTACCTTGTTCTTCAGCCATCACAATCCCTCAGCATATCCACCTATTGTATCAGCACTTAAGCCCCACTTATCAAGAAGAGAGGTGGCTTTGTTTTTATGTTCTTTCCAATTGTTGTAGGTGACCAATTGGTACAACTCAGTCTTTCGCATGGTGTCCTTCTCTTCAATGTAATTCAACACTGCTTTGGCTTGTAGCGATTTAAGTTTGAGATGAGGAAGCACACCTTTGAGTATTTCACGAATATCGTTCTTTGATGAAAAAATGAGGCGATGCACAGGTTTGATGGTGTTTTTAGCCAACTTTTGGTCGGACACAAGCCGACCACACCCAATCGCTTTTTGCAACTCTTCACAATGAGATAAACCATTAGCCCCACTTGCTACAATTGTCACACGAGGGTCGCCACGCTCGGAGATAAAGATACTTCCATCTGCATCAACAAAACCAGCCGTGTATGCCCACATGTCCTTGATGATGAAACCGTTTGTGCCTTGCTTAACGAATGTTTGACGGGTACTTCCTTTGTACACATCTACTTCTTCGCCGTACATTTTGAGCAGTGAACTCATTTTCCCTGCTGTCATGGATTTGTTGAGGGTGCCATATCCTCTACGCACAATTTCACGGCTTCCAAGCGCACCTTCTTTTTGCAAAAGGTCGGATGCGAAGGTAAGAGCCGCCACATCTGTTTTCTTCAACCCATCAATTTGATGTAAAGTGTTTTTCCACATTTTTTGGGCTTCCTTTTTCATATCGTTTGCATCAACCCAATTTTGCTGGTCTTCAGTGTCCCAGTCTAATTTATCATTGAGGTGTTGAAGAACTGTAATCGCTTTGAGGTATTGTTGACATGATTTTTGCAAACTAATACCACGAGATTCACCAAACTTACGCAATGCTTTGAGTGAGCGGTCGTTAAGTCCAATGTTCCGTATAACGCTCTCCATACCATCAGCCCAAGAAAGAGATTTGATGGTCAAGTCAACTTCCATGGCTTTCACACGGCGTATGTCTTTGATGATGTCGTCATATTCATCCCGAAATGATTTGTCATGTCGGCGCATTTTGCGACACATACGAATGATGGTGTTGGCATCAGTACCATATTTGCTCTCAAACCACCCATCGCCGTTTTTAGCAAACCGTGATACTGCATTGTCTTCTTTGATGACTGTATTTAAAGTCTTGAGAGGTACATCTTGTGGCTGAAAATGAGGGTGCTGAGCCAAACTCTTCAACACAGTGTTGGAAAATTCATCAGCAACTTGCAACGGTACATCGTACTCGTCACCAATGAATAGACTCCCCCACATATTGACCACTGGATTGACCATTCATTTAATCCTTCTTCTTTTTGACACCGACTTTCTTTGGTTTGGCTGTGACCGCAATCACCATTACCATACCCTTTTTGCCTTTCATGTCTTTCTTTTTGTCTTTCATTGCTTTCACCACCGTTGGTTTGCCACCAACGCCCTGCTTTTTTGCACGCTTGCGTTTAGTAGCGGCTTGTTTTTGACCCTCGCTCATAGAGCCACTGGTCTTAGGAGTTTTACTTGAAACCTTAACAGAAGGGCGACACTTGGGGTAGCCTTTGCTTCCTTTCTTTGCTTTTGACCTACCGCAAGGTGGGTGCTTACCATCCTTGTCTTTACGAGACACATCTACCCACTTCTCCTTGAACCAACGATTCAAGTTCTTCACGATGAGGACATCATGACAGGTACATCGGTCGCTCATTCTTTCCTCACCCACGCATCACAAATATGGTCTGCATTGCAGTTGAAATCGTACCATTTACAGTACCCTGTTTTTGGGTCATTCGTAGCAGAACTATCCCACGCTTTGCATGTGCCACAGTTTTTCTTTGCTTTCATCTCCTTGTCAGTGGCCTCACGGTAGTTGGGAGCATCACGCTTTGCTTTGAGGAAAGCCATGACATAATCAAAGTCCATCGTCTCTCACCGCCGCAAATGGATTTGCAGATTCAACCGAAGATTGTTCGGGCACCATGGTGTAGCATCCCGCACACATCATATCACCGCCACTTTTCTTACGGTACAACCCTCTCCCACAATTGGGACAAGGTTGTTCGGGCTTTACACGAATCCAAGGGTCAGGATTTTCTGCATAAAACTTCAAAACATCCCAACTTTCATCAAAAGGTTTCACTTCTTCTTACCTCCCTTTTTCTTGCGGAACTTGCCTCGGCAGTATTGAACAGCCCAACCGTTAGCGTATGCAGACGGATATACCTTGAACTTCCGCTTAGCGGCGGCTTTGCCTTCGGGACACAATTTCTTTTCAAGAGTGTCCCAAGCAGTTCCCATTCCTACACAATGTCCACATTCACAAGTCATTCAAAAACCCCATTCATCAAAAGGAAACATCATGGTATCATCCACCCGTCAGCCGGATTATTATCTTGTGAGCGGTGTGGTTTACCACGAATCCACTCATCAAAGCCGGGTAGCACATCATCAAGAAGAACAACTGAACCTTTGAACTCCTTTGTACCCCAATTGGCTAATGCAAGAGACATGGCTAAGTCGTCGTGTGTACCCACGCTTTCCAACTTACCATTCTTTTGCATACCGAAACGGTTGAGTTCAGTCTCTAACTTGTGTGTAAACTCACGACTTCGCTTATCACCATACGGCGTTTGAATTTGCCCTTGTTCAAAGGCCATCAACAATGACATGAACAGGCTTTCCTTGCGTGTGCGTGTTGTCATGAAAGTCTTGATTGGAATGTCTTGACGCATTTCAAGCAATTCGGCTTGAAACATACGCTGGAAGTTGTTCCCTTCCAACTCAATGAGGTCGGGCTGAAAGCGGTTGTTAAGCATCATGATTTGATTCTTCTGCGCCAGCCCCGACATACCACGCTCGTGGACGATACCAACGATTTGTTTGACATTTTCATTTGGCAACATACGCATAACCGTCATGGCAGTAAAGTCAGCGTTTTTGTCCGATGCAATTGCAGTATCCCACCCAATGAAATGTTGACCGAAAACCCCCGCTGGTTCACCTTCTGCATCATATTCTGTATCAGCACGGTCAAGAAGTACGAGGTCTTTGTTGCGAGCCTTTTCCAATATATCGTTAGGGAACATACTGGCAACATCGTGAATAGGTTCACACAGGTATTCACGAGAAAATTGAATAGCGGGCATACTTAACCGCCTTTGACCGAGTGAATCTAAATCCCACCGCTCCGGCCACAGGGCTTCGCCTTCTTTGTTGATGGCGGGGTATGTCTCTACTTGGAATGTCTCAGTCTGCTCCAACTGAGAGTACAAGTCGTTGTACGAAAATGGTGTACCCACCATCATAAGACGACCCGTGTGGTGGAGAACAGGGAGCAGGACACCGTAGAACCAGTCTGCGGCACGCTGTAGTTCAGTACCCGTCGTACCCCATAGAATATCGTCACACAACACAACATCCGGGTGGAAACCACGAGTTCCACCGCCGACCGACTTGGCCATGATACGGCTACCGTTGCTGAACTCAAAGTAGGTCTTGCGCCATGGTCGGCCTTCGGGGATAAGATAGCGAATGGAAGGTGTGTTCTCAATGTTTTGACGAATGAAACGCATGTGCTCAAGCGTCTGTTCCAATGAGTGCGAGAAAATCATGATGTGTTTACCGGGTTGAAAAGCGGCAATCCACAGGGCGTAGGACATGAAGAAAACAGACTTACCGTGGTCACGAGATGCTTTCACGCAGTAGTAGCGGTTGTCAGCCAGCCCCTCGTCCCACGACTTGTGATGGCCGGAGTAATCAAACCCTAAAATCTCCTTGAAGAAGTATTCAAACGACTTTGCAGACATCTTTCTGTCCATGTCGTGAATAAACGCCTCCATGTCGCTCATGGTATCACCTCATCACTTTGTCCATGTACACTCGGAAGGCGAGCAAACCTGCTACATGTGGGTCGGCCTTGTGAAGCATGTCGCCAAACTGGTCAAGCACTTGCGTGGCGAAAGAACGGTTCATTCTCCTTTGAAGAGCCATATCAAACGCAGTTTGTGAACCAAAGCGAATACCGTCAATTGTCAAGTTTTGATGGTCAACTCCGGGGTCTTGCCGAGGTTGAGTGTTGACATTTCCGGGTGTACCGGGAATGTTTTCAAACCCACTGTGTTGGTATGGTTGAATGGCGACTGGTGGTGTATATCCCGGTGCAGGAGTGGAGGGAAGCGGCGGAGGATTCGGCCCAGTATTGGGTGCAAAGGACGGGTATTGGTTGAGACTGGCTTGTTGTTGTGCGTCTTCCCCGTCCACCGGATAACCGGGATTCGGTATTGCAGTTGCGGGTGCGGCAGTTGCGGCAGTTGCAGGTGCGGCAGTTGGAACGCTTGTATTTGCTGTCACTTGAACCAATTCGTTGTTAAGTGGTGCCGCTGGTACAGGTGGCCCCTGTGAACCTCCCGGTGATAATGAGGGGTGAAGAGGATGTAACTGTGGTGGTTGTGCCACTGGTGGTTGTGCCACTGGTGGTTGTGCTACTGGTGGTCTGTAACCCGGAGGAGCAATACCTCTACCTCCGCTTTCTCTCCATGCTCGTTGAGCAGAACCGGGTGCGCCGCTCAATTGTGCGGCGTTGTAAGTAGTTGGTGAAGGTGAATCGGGAGTTTCTGCGGGTAAACCTGCTGGTGGTGGTAATCGTGCATTTCCTCGTGCCGCTTGTCTCAAGTCAATTCCCATGTCGGTGGCGGCAATAACATCATCTTCTGCACCCCCTTGTAATCTACCACGAATATCCGCATCTTGTTGTTCACCGGGAGTCACAGTTGCTTGCATTCCCGTGGTAGGGTCAAGCCCTTGGTATGTGTAGCCGAGATTGAGAGGTGCAAATGCGTTTCCTCCGTGCATTTGTTGTAGAGTTTGATTGGCGGCTCCTATACCTGCGGCTGTTTTACCAGCCATACCAAGTCCAGCCATGATTTTTTGCCACCCACTCGCCGTTGGGTCACGAGTACGGCGAGCCAAATCCATGAAAGAAGGGCCACCTCCCCCACCTATGGTTTGGAATTGCTGAACACCGCCAGCCTGTTTGCGAATCAATACTTTCTTGCTCATCGTCGTCCACCTTTTACAATTCGCATGACATCATCCATGGCTTTGTCCATGGACTTGTAATACTCGCTGAGAAGAGATTGCTGTGGGTCAGCCATGAGTCGCTGTGCCGCCGCTTCCTTGGGAGAAAGCGGTGCATCACTCATCGGCATGGGTCTGCGACGGCCCGATTGTTCAAGCAGTTGTCGGAACTGCATGGGGTCAAGTTGCCCAATTTGCGGTCGCAATTGTTGATATTGCTGTCTTGCAGTATGCGGGAAAGAAGAAGGTGCCGCCCGAACCGGAGATGGAGCCGGAGATGGAACCGCAACAGGAGAAGCGGATTGAACAGGTGAAGAAATGACCTGCGGTTCGGGCGACGGTGAAAGGGAGGGGTCAAACGCCTCCGTTGGTGCAAAGTCATGGACTTGATGGAAATAAGCGTCCATGTGTTCATCAAGAGGGGGCATGGAGTATTCTCCTGTCTCGGTGTTCATTTCGGGATAGCCACCAATGGACATCCCCGGACGGGCCGTGGTAGGTACATCGCCAATACCACGCTTGACTTCGTGGCCTCGTGCGCTGGCTTGGTGGTCAGCCAGTGCCTCAAGAATACCACGAAACCTATCTACTTGATTCATCAGTGTATCGCTGTGGTGCATACCCATTGCTTGAAGTTCGTCAGCCGAGATGCCGTGTTCACCAAATCGGCTACGACCATCTTCACTACCCTCACCCGATGCACGGGCAAGAGCAAACATACGCTTAGCCGACTCGTGCATTCCTTTACCACCCTTGCTACCTGCTGAAAGGTACTTGGCTTGTTCACCTGCTGAAAGCATGTCTTCGGATGCACCATATTTTTCCATCATATGGTCGTACAGTCGCTTGAAATCACCCTGTCCACTGCGACCAAACAGGAACATCATAGCGGGAACATGTGCCATGTCTTTGACTAATGATTCACGGAGGTCGGGCGTTTGAAGTATTTCATGAAGTGGTCGGTTTATCATCTGCGGGGCACCAAGTGTGCCTGTATTGACCGAGACATTCACATTAGGAATGTGTTCCATGCCTTGTTGCATGGCTTGGTCAATCATAGCGTGAGCGGCTTTATACAGACCTGTAGGTTGTTTGCCTTTCTTTTGCATGTTTTGTTTAACATTGGGGTAGAAGAAAGCATCGGGAAGGTGGTGCATGACTTCCCAAGTGTGTACCGCTTCAGTATCTCCAAAGAATCCTTCCGGGCCACGACTCATCATAGCCTCATCAACATCGGCACCGTGTTGTTTTTGGTTTGATACGAGGAATCCTTGAGGAGCAAGCAACGAAGGTTGCATCCATGGATATTTGAGGAAACTAAGTCCCTGCTTGACTTCTTGATGAGAAATGCCCATGTCTTCCAACTGGTGCATTAAATTACGGTGAAATGGAATGTAGCCACCTTCAACAAATTTACCCACAGGGGTTTGTTGATGATTCTTATTGGTGAGCATCGTGATTTTGGTACCACCTTTGGTGCGTGTAGGGCGATTACTCATTTGGCGTGAAGAATCACCCGGTGGTACATCGGCGGCACGGATTTTGCGCCATTCATCCGAGTCAAAACTTCCCAGTGCGTGTGCATCACCGTGAGAATGTGTATCATTGAACTCGTTGATAGCGTTGTTGATGACTTCGGAGGCTGGAATGTTGAGTCCTCTTGCACGCAAAAAATCACCAAGTCGGTGCGCTACAGCGTCAATGGGGTGATGGAAAGCACCAATCTCGGTTTGATACGACTTTTGACCGTGTTCTCCGATAGCCCACTGGCCGGGAAGAAGGTTTCCCACACCATCGTGAGCATGTGCGGGAAGGTCATCTTCTCCTTCGGGGCGGAAAGCCTGTGGTGGGGGATTGCGGAAAATCTGCGCTCCCGCTGGCCCGTGTCCCACAAGGCTCCATGCCTTCTTGAGAGGACGACCCACACGAATCATCATCACATTTGCCCCCTTCGGCTATTGATAATACCAACAGGGTCAAGCCCGAAAGTCTTGGCATCAGTCTCAAGGTTCTCGGTTGGGCCTTGTGGGTCTTCGTCATCAGTCGGTTTGACACCAGCAGGATGACCGGGTAAATCTGCGGCATCTGTCGCTGTCAAGTTTTTCTTTATTTTCGCTTCACGCTCTTTGGCTTGAATAAGTCGCCGCATGAGATTAAGCAACTCAATACGATGAAGACTGTTGCGAGCCTTAAGTATTTCACTTCGGTATCGCTCTTCGCTCATCATAATGCTGGAAGAAGGAGAAGGCATAGCAGGCACGCTGGATTGCGCTTGTGGCATCATAGGAGGAGAAGGAGGCATAGGAGCACGCATACGAGGCATACGAGGCATACGAGGACGACGCATACGACGAAGTGCCGGACGAGCCATTTGTCCACTTTGTCCAGCCATCAATCCACCGAGTCGTCCTCCACCCGTGGGGCCAGCGTAGTTGGAGCGGGCACCGTACCGTGCGTGCGGTGAGAACGGTGTGCGAACATTGCCCAAGATTTTACGGGCCTCGGATTGTCCTTTGTACTGTGTGTACTTCTGTGGGTCTTTGGACAGTGGTTGCTTGGTTTGAATACCACGGTGGCTCATCTCAACCGATAGGTGTGGCTTCATCAACCCCGTCTTTTTGCCACTCTTGATACCACGCATCTGTGCTTTGAAGCGGCGCATTGTAGCACCAGCCCCGCCACTCATACCACCCGGCGGCGTTTTGAATTGACCTGTGGATGGGCGAAACTGCTGGCGTGCCTCACGCCTTCGTCGCCCTGCAATTGAGCGTGCTGTTTCACGCTTGAGTAGTGTACTCCAAGCATCCTCCATCGGCTCGCCAGTCATCACTTCTTGGTCAGCAAAATAGCGGCTTGGGTCTGCGGCTTGTAAATTTTGCAAACTTTGTTGTGCCTGCTCACGAGCCTCATCAATTTTAGGCATACGACGATTCATGCGGCTAACATTTCGCATGAACTCTTGCCTTGTTTGTGGGTCGTAGCCACCCATTCGGCGTTGCATTTCAATGTAGTCGGGGTTTTGCTTACCGTCATACATGATTTCCCGTCCAATGTCCTCCAACTCTTCACCTTCAAGTTCGGGCATGACAAGTTTTGCAGTAGGAACGCCGATGTTTTGCAACATCTGTTGTTCTTGGCGGTCGGGGCGCATCATTTGTTGAATAACATGGTCAAACTGCTTTGCCTCCTGTTTAAGTCCCGATTGAAGAAGTCTGTCCCGCTCTTGAACCAAATCCTCAAGTGAAGCCTTCAACAATGTACTCCAAGCATCACCCATCGGCTCGCTCATGGTGATTGGAAGGCCGGGACTCATGGCTGAGCCTGTTCCACTCTTTGCCCCAGTAGCGAGGTCAAGAAGTGTACCCCGACTTCCGGCAGGGCCACCTTGAAGTCCTATTTCACGCTCATCATCACGCTTGTTGCCATCATCCAGTGGCGAAGGAGACTCTTCTCCACTCAATCCTTGTGAGGCACGGATTTTGATGTGCTTTACTTTTGCACGCTTGGCTTTCTTTTCCTCAGCCTTGCGCTTTTTATCCTCACGCTTTTGCTCGTTGTACTCCGGGTCAGCGGGATTGTACTTACCGCCATCTTCATTAGCAGAAGAATACATTTTGTCCGACTCGCTACGAGGCGAGTACATGCGAGTATCGGAACCACGACCCATTGGCATTATTCAACCCCCATGTTGTCTTGCAACTGCTTTTTGATTCGCATCCATGTATCGGGACTTTCCTTTCCTAACTCCACTTGCAAAATGTTGAATGTTTGATTGACTTGCTGGCCGTCGCTTTGTGCACCCCATTGGTCTTGGAAGCGCAGAAGGTCTTTGACTGTCTCACGCACTTCTTTGTGCAATGCCACCGCATCTCGCACGAAGCCATCTTCATGCACAGTACCCTCTTCTAACAACTCACCGAGTTTGTGATTTAATTTTTCAGCGTTTGAGCGGAGAAGTGAAATTTCATGTCCAGCAGTAAGAGCCACTTCAATAGCGGCAGACTTCTGTACAAGTGGTTGAAAATGATGTCGCATGTGATGATACACATTGTCCTCGGATATTCCCAGTTCTTGGGCAATCTGCGGGCTTACACTTCCATCCTCAAAATACACTCGTTCATATTCGCTACGCATGGGAGTTGTACAAAGAGCACAATCTGTATTTGCCGCCATGTGGTAATCTCCCATGTGATTGCGATAATGCCGGTCTGCGGTGTTGCTTCTCCACCCCATGTCTTTGTCTAATTGGCGGGCCGAAATAAATCCTTGAAGCATCTGCTCCTCCAATGAATCACGGTCATCATGGGTGCAAAATGCACACGACCTTTTCGTGACACGCTCCCCCGCCATGGCGGTGTTAAGAAGCAGGAGTTAAAAACAATTGCGAATGAAACAAATTTATGCGAAGGATGCCGAGGGTAGCAAAAGTACCTCTCAACTACGATACAATCCGTAGTCTCACCAACGCTGTAAAGGACAAGGCCATGGGTCGTGAGGCTCTACCAATGCTCCGTGAAGAGCGTGCCCGCATATGCAGTGTTTGTCCTTTCAAACAAGGGAAAAGATGTACGCAGTGTGGTTGTTTTGTCAACACAAAAGTCGCTCTTCTTTCCTCGGAGTGCCCGATTGGAAAGTGGCCGTCATCTCGTGATTCGTGAGTAAACAGCCGTCAAAAAGACAAGTGTACCAGCCAGTCCTACCAAAAGGTAGGAAGCGTTAGTAGAGCCAATTTCATTACCTTTCATCAAAAGCAACATTGACAGTGTGATAATGGCTGAAAGAATCTGTACCATAATCATGTCAACTATTACACTACGATTAGGGTTCATCACATTGAGTGATGTAGCCGCAAAAGATTGTCCAAGCATCATACTTTTATCCATTATCTCAACCCCATTAGTCCTCGTGCGACACTACCCACTCCACCGCCGACTTTTTCCATCATACCTTCATCAGCCAAAGCCGCTGAAAGTGCACCGCTCATCAAATTTTGTTGTGAGTAAGCCGCAATTTGTTGTTGTCCTTGTTCTGCCACTGAGATGTTTTGCTGTGCTGTGCTTTGAAGAGTGTTAAACTCAGCCTTGATGTTTTCCGCACTCATTGTTTGCAAATGTGGTGGGAGTTTTGTAATATCCATTTTGAGGTTTCCATCTCCATCTTCTGCGAAAACAGCATTTTTCATAACTTCAAGAACACTGAAACTAACGAGGTTGTTCAACAACTGAATAAGAGTAGCCATTTGTTGACTTGCCATGAACCTGTCCAAAGGAACAATACCACGAAGCAACATAATTTGCATTTCAATTTCAGTCGGTGGTGCAACAGGTTGTTGCCCCCATTGTGCTGATGCGCCCCCGGTCATGCCTTGCATGAAGGGATTTTGCGCCATTTGCCCGAAAGCATTTTGTTGTTGAGGGTAGGGTTGTTGATGGCCCTGTACTCCTAAATTGAGTGCACCATTGTTCATCGGTGCTTGATTGTTTCCGCCGAGTCCTAACATGTCACTCATTTCCCCCAAGACCTTCTTGTTCAAGAGCGTTTTGATTGCCCATCATATTTTGAAAAGCCTGTGTTGGTTGATTCATCATTGCTAATTCATGCTCAAAAATACGCAAATCAAACACCACCATGGTGACATCGTTTTGTTTGCTGACGGGATTTTGGTAGTGTATGATGTTAATTCCTTTGGTTTTCTTTGAGTCCCTCATCAACTCATCAAAAAATGGCTCGTATTTTTCAAGCATCGGTGGCGTTGGGTCTTTCCTCGCAATACTGGCCACTGGAACAGTCACCACACTTACACCACGCTTCACATGGTCACGAAGGCGGCGTGGATTGTTTTCACGCACCTTGTCCTCTTCAGTCTCCCACTTGCACAGCAAATGATACAAATGAAGGTGTTCGGGACAGTAGGTGCCACGCATTTTGCGTCCGTTGGTCACCTTGTCCTTAGCGATAAATGCCTCAGCCTCGCCAGTGACAGGGTTCTGCCAATACATTTCCCAAAGACTTCGGCCAGTGTCCTCGTCGCAAATTTTAGCATACAAGTTATCGTATTGAATAAGAGTTGCACAATCACACCCATCAACTACACAGACATGTGTTTGCTTGTCGTATCGGTGTTTGCGTCCAAACAACCAGCGAACAGGATTGAGAATGTTTCGCTTTGAAGGCATAAGAAGTTTGTAGGCTTGCTTGATGTCTTTACGCCGAGCCTTGTGCGGGTCGGGATGGCGTGAAGGGTAGAAGTTGACCTTTGGTACCTGCAAGTTCTGTTCACCTGCTACAGCCTGCATTTGCTGTTGTGCTGTCGCTTGTTCTGTAAGTGCCGCATGAGATAAACCGGCATTACCTTGTTGAGCGAGTGCATACAAGTGTGCGTTATTTGCATCACCAAGCGTTTGTTGTTGTTGTCTCGTAAAATTCATCATTATTCTTCACCTACAAATTGAGCGGCATATCCTTCTTCTGTGCGTACCAGTTCCCATTTTATTTTTGCACCCTTTTCAAGCCCCATCAATTCTGCAATCCACATGGGGATAACCGTGCGAACACTGTTGCTTGTTTGTCCTACCGATGCTACTGTTGTTTTTGTCATTTTCCCACCTACGATGTTAAGAGATTTACCATGGTTGCATCCACATTCCATCCAATTCGTGTTGCCATGAATGAGCGACGAGTGGGTACACCTGCTTTCTGCAAGCGAATAAGGTCATCACGGAATGCGTCAAAAATTTTATGTTCACCGATACGGTCTTGTTGCCAAAGCATAACAGCAGTTTCATCAAAGAAACGGTCGGCTTTGTTAGCCACGAGCATGATGAGTTTAGGTACATACTTCTTGCCTTTCCATCGGCTTTTGAAGTTGCGGTAGCGATATTGACGATTGATAATGGCATCCACGAGATACTTGAAGCCTGCAATCTGTTGCAAAGCCTCATCACCTCCTTTGATGGCTCGGTCATCAAACAAGTACACAACGCACTCCACTTGACGAGCCACCATGTCGTCAATCCACAAATTCCAAAACCGTTCTTGTCCACCTACATCAGCAGAAAACACCACACGCTTTTCTCCCTTCCATGAAACACGCTTGCGTGATGGTTTAGGGAGCATGTGTCGTCCGAGCATTTTGAAATGTGTCGTTCTGTCCTCTTCGGGTATTTCTTCCATTTCACCGGGTGTCGTCATGTAGCGGTCAAGGGTAGTCTTGCCTGTCAATCCCGCTCCGTAAATGCCGACCTTGCGTGGCCTCCACGCATTGAATATGGCTTTACCCCATACCATCGCACCAACAACTGCTGTGCCCGCTGGCTCAACCATTGACAAGCCCCCATAACCAATCTGCGAAGTCTTGTGCCTTGTCCCATGCCCATTCTACTGTGTTTTCCCATGCTGATTCACCTGTGTGTAGTTCCCAATAACTGGTAATGAGTATTGCTAATCCAACAAAAAGGATGGTTCGTAGCCACCCAACACCCCTTTCGTAATAATTGTCCAATGTATTTTGGGTGTGCATCGCACGAAGCGTAGCCTCGGTAGAATCGTCCGTAGGCGTTTTGAAAATGCGTCCCAAAACATCACCACTCAGTCATCTTTTTTCTTTGAAGAGTCTTCATCTTGCTTGATACCAAGATTGACTGGTGTTTTGATTTCTGCGGAATGCTTAGGTGGATTGCTAATGAGTTTGTTTTCTTGTTGTTGTACAAGCGAAGGTGCACCTCCCGGTACACCCCATGATGGAGGCATTTTACCGGGATTGTTTTCCATCCAACGCAATTCTTGTTCAAGTTGTGCTTCTTGCATACGAAGTTCCATTTCCGACCTGCGGTTATCAAACTGATACTGCATAGAACGGTATCGGCCTTGTCTCTCTCGCTCCATGTTTTGAACTCGTACACGCTCTTGCATGTTTTGTTCAAAGAACATTTTGAAGAAGTAGTACGCTATTCCTTGCACAAAGAAAGCGGCCATGGCGTAAGTGAAACCGTTTACCATCGGGTCATTGGTGTTTAACCACATGTCTGCGTCAAACAGACCAATTGCTAAACCCACGAGTGCGGATTGAGCGAGAATTAGGCCCATAAGTCGGATTTCAGCGTCGGATGTGTTGCTACCTTGTTGCATTGTCCTCGGTTTTGGTCAATTGAATGGTCAATATAAGCGTTTCGCTTTCCTCACTTACCTCAAAACTTCACTCACTTTTTTTGACCCCCCAAGTTTACCTCATTTATTCACTATCCCTATACTACTATTATATTGAGAGTAGGGGTACTGAATAAATGACTATTTCAATTACCTCATTTTAGGTGAAGTGAAGTTTGAGGAAAGTGAGGTAAGTGAGTGCTTACTCAGTAAATGAAATCTTTTGCCCTGTGGGAAAATCTGTACTGTATCGGGGGTTTTCCTGTATTTCACGACCACCAAAGGAAAAAGTATCTTCACCGCTTGCAGGATTTACAAACCGCATACCCTTTTCTCTCGCATTAGATTCTGCTACAGCATCTTGTCCGTATCTTCGTGCTAATTCATACAATTGTTGTTTTATTCCCGGTGGGTAATTTTGTATAGCAATAGAGTGTTCATTACCCCATTCTCCCTTACCTGTACCAGTCAACAAATTCATTTTCCCATTCTTATTCAACTTAGCAATAGCCGCTAATAGTTCATCATGTTTTGCACTTTGTTCTTCTGCTGATACTGTTTCTCTTCCCGGTCTTGATGAAATATACATAGTAGATTGGTTGGGTTTTGTCAAACTTTGAACCATTTTTTCGTCGTATGAAGGTAATGTTTGTTGTGCTTTATTCACTTGGCGTAGGGTTCCCTTGTCTTTGAAGTGCCGTGCCCTGTTTTCATGCTCGCCTTCAAGGGTCAATTTACCGCCCTCGGTGTGGCTAATGTCCTTATGGTCGTGGCTACCGTAGATACCACGGCGACGGCGTTCACGGTTCAACTCTTCCCGATACTTCACCCGCTCCGGGCTGGATTCGTACTTCTTGTCGTACTCTAACTTGTGCCGCTTGGCTTCGGGGCTTACACGCTCCTTGAGCAGTTGGAAGGCGATGTCCATTGGTTCGCCTTTGGGTAACATTCTTTTTGACCATAATTGCTTTCCTTCATAACTTTGATTATTACTTGGTCTTACCTTTTGCTCATCTAATTGATTTACAAGGTCATACAAAGCAGAAGCATAACCTCTCCTTCTTTTCTCCGGGTCAGTCCAAGTCATATCCGATTCGTAATATGGGTTATCTTCAATTGTTTCGGTTAATTCAGCATTAGATAAACCAAGACCTAACATTTCTTTTACATCTTTGTCAATGTCTTTATCGGTCATATCCATAGCATCAAGTGCCGAAGGCGCACCAAGATTCTGTCCGGGTTGATTAGGATATATCCCTACATTCATAGTCCCATACTTAGGGTCTTTTTCGGCTACCATTGGGTAAACTTGATTTGTTATAGGGTCTTGGAATTGTGCTTCTGCACGATTATCCGATACTCGCTTGATTGATTCGGGAATTAAGGGCATCTTGAGCAACCGCATAGCAATATCCATTGGTTCGCTGAGAAGAACTCTATCTACAGTGCGTGGTTCACCCCATTTACTGTATGGCCCATAAGCACTGGGGAAGGGTGCCTCGGTAGTAGGCATTGGAAGCATGTTAAGTGCTTGTTCAGCCCGACCTCGTGGCTCGTCATGAAATTCCTCATCAACACTTGCTAACCAATTTTGACCTTGATTGCGACCAAAACCCGCATGTGCTAATTCTTGTCGGTTGATTGGTTTTGTTGGGTCTGTAAGTAAAATTGCTTGGTCGGGGCTTATTCCACCGTGAATTGTTCCTTCGGTTTGTACTCTACCTTCCCTTGTTGTACCGTGAAAATCCGGTTTTTGGTCAATAAAAGCAAGCCCTGCGGGACGGTCTGATGGGGGTATGTCTCCCAAGGAGTATGTTTTTTTTGCAAAAGGTGACCTATTTGGTGGATAGCCAAATATCACTCCTTCATCCACCATGTCTTGATTGAAAACTTGTCCTTGAGCGATGCCGGGAATGAGACTTTGCATACCATTTCCTGTGTGTTGCAACTCCCAACCTTGGACTGAATCTCTATTACTTGGTGGCGTTTCCAAATTTTCCAAATCGGAAAGCGAAGAAACACGAACCATACCATCGGAACCACGAAGGAAGTCATGAAGTTGATTTACTGTGTCAAAATAATTTGACCAGTGTTTAGGCAAAGCCTTGATGACCAACACGGGCTTCATGCGAAACGCACCCCCGTTTTCTTTGGATAAAGTGTTCGCAATTTTTCCGGTGGTTGATTCATTACATCTGCTTCATAATTGTACCCGGTAGGTCTTTTTTCATGTCTATTTATGTCTTCAATGTAAGCCAGTTTTTCGGCTTCGGTAAGCAACGGATTTTCAAGTCCAAAAACACCTTGTTGCCACGCTAAGGGTAGTGCATCACTATATTCTCTTCCCACAAGTTTGTCTGCCGATGTCGCCCCTGTGTATTCTCTTAAATGCCCACGATGTTGAAAATTACCAGCATCAGTGCCTTCTAACCTTGCGAATGGAGGATAAATGTCTCCGAATATCGGGCTATCTCTTAAATTGGGGTCTTTTATTTGTTTTGCTCTCATACGAATTGTAGCATACATAGCGTCAATTGGTGAAATTTTACCCTCATCTACAAGTTGATACAATTTTTGGTCATATGTAAGTTTAGGTGAATAGATATGTTTTAGCGCATTATTTTCTGCTTCTTCTGCGCTCATGCGTGTGCTTGGCATTACTCCAACAAGTCTTTCGGGTGAAATGGGTGCTGTAATCCCTGCCTCAATTCCTTCACTTATAGCCCCACGAGCGAATGCTTTGTCTTGTGGACGACCAAAACCACGAATACCAACAGCACCTTTATCTCTATTACCCCCTACATTTCCTGCTACATTGGCTCTTATGTCATCTCGTGACAAGTTTCCTATAAAACCAATGTTTTCGGAAGGAAAACGCCGAGTATTTAGCATACCTTCTTCCCAATCCATATTGACTCTTGCAAATGGTACAGGTTTTAGCCCGTAGCCTTCTCTTGTGCCCATGCTGGCAATGTCGTCTTCTCCCATGATTTTTATCGCATCAACGGGTGGTACTTGGCCGGGTAAGATGTTGCCTTGCTCGTCATAATACGGCCCTTCGGTTTTGTATGACCAATCGTATTCGGGCAAGGATGATTGACGACTGTGGTAATCACGCAAAAAGGGAAGATTTCTTGCAGATGCCTGCAAAGTCGTATCAACATCTAAAACAGAAGGAAAATCACGGGCGACCAATCCTTGTGCAAGTGCACCTTCTAACCCCATTTGACGACCAAACTGCTCACCCACTCCTCCAAATCGCTCATCACTTCCACTTACTTGTCGGTCAATAAGAGGAACTTTGTTGACGAACTCTTTTGGTGTCAATGCAATATCACTTTCACGCACAATGCGCTCCATGTCTTCGGCTGTTGGTTGGTTCCGCCTGTACTCGTTTCGCATATCAGCGTAGTGTTGCATCTCTTCGGATGGGGGGGTCACACCAAAATCAGCGAGAGTAGCCTTGCTTATCAGCACCCTCGCCATGGTTATCTCATGGTCAAATAATTTAAAGACATACCGCCTCATGCGAAAGATATGAGCAGGCGTGTTGCTATTCGCAAAGCCCCGCCTGCCGCCGCCCTTGCGGTTGCCGCTCCTGTGGTTGGTATGGCAACAAGAATGGTAGCAGGAAAAGCGGCTAAAGAGGCCGCAAAGGGAGCGGCGAAGCAAACCTTTGTTGACAAAGTAAAGGACTCCGCCGCTCATCATGCAGGAAAACAACTCGCTAATGCCCCAAAAGAAATTGCTCAGCGTTCTCAAGAAAAAATTGCTGAGCAAAATAACCAGACTCAACAAAGCATGGAACAGCGGAGCCAGCAGATGGCTGACAAAGCCAAGGCTGGCTCGCAAATCAACACAGGTGAGGCCATGGATATGTCGTGGCGATTGCTGAAGGATGTTTATTTTGGTCAAGAGTTCCAAAACCCACAATATGCACAAGCAAGACAGCAAATCATTGATGCGTCTATTGAAAACATGCAAAACGACCCATTCAAACAACCCAACCAGCACGGAAAAATTGGTGCAGGTATGGTAGAAGACATACCCGAAGAATACTACAGGGGCGAGATACAGGGTAAAAAGCAATATGCTGACAGTAGAGGCGATATATCCACTGTTCGTTTTCCTCCCGATTACATGTACGACCAAGAGCATAGCGACCCGAAGCGTTTTCCCGGTATGCACAACATTCCAGCGCACCAATTGTTGAATACCTTGGGTGGTTTTGTTGATTACAGTAATCTACCAAATTGGAAAGGACAAACATCGGTAAGAGCCGCTTTACCAAATCTCATAGAGAGGAGAAGGGGTGGTTCGCATAGTGGACAACTTACCGGCTACACCCCGTTGTTAGAAGAAATGGCTTCTCCTGCCTTGGTTACCACACTTACAGATGAAATGAATGAAGCGAAAGGTGGCGCAAGGCGTGTTTTACCTCATGGAATCATGCAACCTAACCTTGAGCGTGGACAAAGTATGTTAGCCCGTACACAAGAAGTCAATCGTGAACGCCGAGAAAAAGAGCAGGCTCAAAAGAATGCAAGGGCAAAACAACTGGAAGCGGAAAGAGAAGCCAAAGAGAAAGAGGAAAGAGCCGCCGGAAGAACAAAAGCCGATGATGCAAAAGCCGCTCAAAAACAGACTTCAAAAGACAAAGCACAGGCCACACGGGAACAAACGAAGCAACAAAATGTTGAGGCCAATATACGAGACATCAAACTTTCAACGGAGGAAACAAAACAAGAGCGTGAAGGTTTCCTTGACACAGATGAAGGAAAAATGATGGCAAGTAGATTTGGCACAATTCCCGGTGCTGGTGTCCACACTTTTAATAACCAAATGATAACCAACCCGACGAATATGCTGAGTGTGTTTGAGCAGGCTGTTTACAACCAGTTGATTAAACGAGGGCACTTTAAGAAAAGCCTCCCGATGGACATGGCTTGGCGTATGCTCAAAGGCGAGTTGCAGTTGCCGCACCAAATCACCGAGGCACTGCGAGGCGACCTTACCACCCTTGACCGAGCACACAAAATGACCGACACCAACGAAGGCACGCTCATTGAGGGTATTCACCCCGACATGGAGAATGTAGTCAAGTTGCTGGCTGAGAAGCACATGGGAGACATATCCCCAACGATGCAACGACCTGTCATGCCGCTATTCCATTCTCCCTTTCACTGAGTTTTATTTTCTCAGCAATTTTAATCGCGTGTTTTAGTGCTGTTTTATCCACTCCACTGTCAAAACCCCAAGCGGATAAGTGAAGAACAAGAGATTCTGTTGAGATATTTGCGCCGCTGTTATCAGTGAATGGGCAACCACCCAGTCCACCGATGCTTGAGTCAAACTCAGTGATACCACTAAACAACCCTGCACGAACCAGTTCCAGTGCAGTGCTTTCATCACCTTGGTGATGGAGATGCAAAGCGGCTTTCATTTGCTCCTTCTTTGCAAGTTCAGCCATTGTGATAACTTCTTTTCGTGTGCCAGCCCCAACAGTGTCAGCAAATACAACAGTACGACCAAACATCTTTGCATCACGAATACATGAGATGAGAGTATTCATGCTTGGTGTTCCGCTGTAAGGAGAGCCAAACGCCATACTGATGTACACCCGAACATTCTTTTTGGGCACTTTGTCCATGAAGGTCTTGTACATCAGCACAATCTCACTGCGAGTCTTGCCCATGTTCTTCATGTTGAAAGTCTCGCAGGGTGAAAACACGATGTTGAATTTTGTGGCCCCAACAGCCAAAGCCCTGTCGTAGCCACGCTTGTTCATGATGAGAACGCTACCTTTACGAAATACATCTTCTGCATCTGCCATTTGCGGCACAAGTTTGGGATGTGCAAAACTGGTTTCTTCTACTTTTTTGAGGCCAGCGTTGTAAAGAGCGTTGATGAGTTTTACCTTTGTCTGTGTATTTACCGGGCGTTTAAGGGCTTGAAGTCCATCACGAGGGCCAACCTCGTAGATGGAGACTTTCACTGGATTCCTCTCCGCATACCGTTAAAGCAGGCTTGGTGAAAAGCCTCCTCGTCTTCAATGTAAATCACGGTGTCCATAGGGTCGGGCGTTGCCAGCCAAATGGTCACAAACCCTGCGATAAATGAGAGGATGAAGAGTATCGGCAACAGCATGTGCAGACCGAGTGCGGTGTAGAAATTAAACTTGTCGGTCACTGCATTCTGCGTGCCGCTGATTCGTCATCCATGGGCATACTCTCGGTGGAGCGGAAACCCGGTCGGACAAACCTTGGTTCACGGGCCGGGTCGCCTCGCTTACGAGAGCGCATTGGGCCACGAGACATACCTTCGGAGCCTCCCATCGGCGGGCCTCGCTCTTCACGCATTGGAGGTGGAGATGGCTTTGCAGTGAACGGGTTGAATGGTTCCTGTTCACGATGGCGTTGGCGGATTGGCTCAAGAACATCATCAGCCATCGGCATAGGTAGGCTTGCGCCCATCGGCCCATCCTCTCCGAATGGCTCTAAGCCGTGGATAGGCGATTCACGAGGAATTGAAATGTTGGCATAACTGGCCTCTTCATCCATCTGCGGTACACGGGGGTTACTTCTTGGTCGGTTGGTTACTGCCGCTCTACTGGTTTGCTCACCGATTTTGCGGCTGTTGTCATCCTTGTGTCGCTGATGACTTGTCACATCACCCATGTTTGTAGCCACATCATTGAGTTCCATCGCCATAGGTTTAGCGAATTGTTGATTGATGTAATCGCTTGCCGGGTCATAGTTGTCTGCAAATTCTCTATCAATTTTGTCTTGAGGGATTCCCGCTTGACTCAATTGATGGCGGTGCATTTGGTCAACCATTTTCACGGCTTCATCGTAATCAACACCGAACATTCGTTGTATTGAATAGATAGCGTCTTGAAGATAATTTACATCTTCTTTGAGTATCGTCCAAGCAAACTCAAACGGGCTGGTCATAGCACGCACAGGGGGTTTTGGTATAAAAAATCCATTCTGTAATTTTTTTTGGGAACGCTATGCGTGCCCAAAAGAAGTGCTATGGGATAGCACTGTGCTATGGCTCCTTCTAAGGGGCATGCTATGGGGCTGTGCTATGGGGTGCAGGCTCCCAGTACCCCGTTCTATAGACCGCTGTACGCCGTCAGGCTATGGCCCCCATCTCCACCCGTCGTGGGCGGGGGCGTGTCTATAGACAGGGGCGCAGGGGCGGGGTCTATAGAATCCCCACCCCTCTCGCCCGCCTGTGTGTGAGTCGGTCTATAGAATCCGGCCCCTTCGCCCCACACCCCATAACCTAACACGCCTACAGGACGCAAGCCCCCATGAATAGCGACACCTTGACCCCAACCCATATGGGTGCGTTATGCACCTCCCTTACGGTGCTTTGCGCTATGTGCTATGTACGCACACGCAATGCAAAACCGAGGTACTGAAGGTCAATAGGTTATAAATCGGCAAAGAATAAAGGGTTGATTCACATGGTACAAAACACCCACACCAACCCGTTGCCCGCCGTCAGCCTACCCCTCCCTGCCTTCGCTGTGCAGGTGGCCCCCGTTGTGGAGCGCATTCATGCGTTCCTCTCCTCCCGTGCCAAGACATGCGCCCTGCCGCTGTCCACCACCTCCACGGTGTCGCCCCTTGAGTTGGCCCCGCCCAACAAGGCTGGCGACCGCCCTCACACCACCTTCACGAAGGCCCAAGTCGTGGCCATTGCCCGTGAGGTCGTGTCCATCATGTCCGAGCGTCCATCTCCTGCCGCTGTCCGTGATGCTGTGCCCTCGTACTGGCTCGGCCCCAAGGCTCCCGTCCGAGATTTGGTCAAGGCACTCTCCCTCACCTACACCCCGTCCAAGGGCAACAACGAGGGCGTTGAACTCAACGCCGCTGGCCACTGTGTCGGTGCCTTCCGCCGTGATGTCAAGCGGCTCAACAAGGCCAACAAACTCGCCTCCACCCTCAAGACTGGCAAGGGCTGGTTCGCTGTCGGTGTCCTTGACAACAAGGGCGAGCCTCGCCCCTACACCTCCGAGAAGAAGGCTCGCAAAGCCTTCTGCCGCCTCACCCACGGCGACGACTGGTTCACCACCGACAAGGCCAACCGCCTCGCCGCCGCCAAGGTGTATGCTCAAGCCGACTCAGTGGGCAAGGCTGACCAAGGCCGTGTCACTCGTGCCGCCGCCGCCTCCCTTGACGACCTCAGCCCCTCCGCTGTCCGTGCCCTCGCAAAGAAGGCCGGTGCCCCAAAGCGCACCCACACCGGCAAGGGTGCCACGGCTCGCTCCCGACAGTGGTTCAGCGACGACATCACCCGCCTTGAGGGTGTCATGACCCCACAGTGAGCCGTTCCCCGGCCCGCTTGCCCTGCTCTCCGAGTAGTACACCGCCCCTGCCCCCGGTACGCCGGGGGTGGGGGCCTTTTTTTTGTCACGCACGCCCATAGCGCAACGCTTTGGGGGTGCTGTTGCCACGCCTACGCCCGAACATAAGGTTCAGCCTTGCGTGTAAAAGCAACGCACCCATATGGGTTGGACTCTTCACGCATCGTGTTCGTGTAGCGCAACGGCCAAAGAAAATATCTGGGTTCCGAGGCACGCACGCTCGCAAATCATACGCTTATGACCATTCCCCGCTCACTCCTATTGAAAGAGACATCCCTTCGGGTAGGGGCATGACAGCCTCAACAATACGAACATGTTCGCCCTTACATGTTCGCCCTTCCACTTACCTCACCCCTTGACCTATCCTAAACGCAACACTGCAAGCCTGTTTCCTCACTTACCTCAAAATCCACTTCACTCATTTGAGTAAAGCACCACATCACTCACACCCCTTACACTCAATGGAAAGGAAAGCCGCCACGCTTACCTCATTATTCACTACTACTACACACATATATTATAGAGAGTAAGACCTATGAGTAAAGTGAGTATTCATGGGGGGTCAAAACAGGTGAGTAAAGAAATGAGTAAAGTGAGGAAAGTGAGGCACATGACATGGCCTGTAAGCGTGAAACAAAACGATGGACTGGAAGCCAACAGTATTTAAATCGGCAAAGAATAGAGAGCCGATGTCAAACACAATCAATCCGCTTCAAGCCGTACCACCCTTCCCTCAACAGGGTGCCTTCACCGCACAGTACAAGAGGTATGGGTGGGATGCCACCGTCCACTTCGTACTTGACAAGAGCAACAACTACCGAGTGTATGTCTCAGACTACGCTGTGAGTGGGACACCTACCTTACAAGACATCTCTCGCATCAGCACCAAAGTCCATGCCGACTTCACCAAATGGGTTTCCGAAGTGCGACTCATCCAATGGGCACAGGAGAACGCCATGTACTTCACTCGCTGGCGACAGCAAGCAGACAACACCTTGGAGGTGATGGCATGATTGGGCCACAAGCATACGAGAACCTGTTTCAAGCAACACACATCACAAAGACATGGCATGCCCTGTTCCTCAACTACGAAGGCAAGGAGTACATGTACATGTACGATTGGGAAGACCTCGGATTCTTTGACGGGTTCGCTGGCTTCTTGCATCATGCCATTGAGGATGTGCAAGACCGAGACGGTGAGTACGCCGACAGCATGGAGGTGATTGCATGAACACACAACAAGCACAGAACTTGATGACCCGATACCGACTGACACACAAGGTACCCTTCACTCAACCGGCGTATGTCATTGCCTATGCCATTGGCAAGAAGGGCATGGCCTACCTACCTGCACTCACATGGGTGAAGAAGTTCTACAAAGACGGCGGCTTCACTTACTACACCGGCACATGGAACGATACCATGAGCGTCATCAACATGTACATGGAGGCGAGCGAATGAGCGAGAAACAAATCATCGGAAAAGAAAGCAGGTTTACGAACTACCCCGACACACTCATCACGGCGTTGGGTAGGGACAGGAACAGCATGGTGGACTCCTTCGTGGATGAGGCCGTGCGTTTTTACTGCATCATGAATGTCTATCCAACCTTCCCTGTTGAGGAAGCGATGGAGTTAGCCATGCGTCCCGACCGCTACAAGATTGAGGCACGGGAAGTGGTTGGCACAGAAGGTTGGCTCGTGACCATCACGGAGAAAAACGAGGACTGAGGCTGAACAGTATATAAATCGGCAAAGAAATGAGGAAGTGAATAACATGACAGAAGCAACACAAACCAAGGAAGTGAATACCATGAGTCAAAAATACCAAGCCCTTCAAGCATACACCGAACAGAAAGATTCGTACAACTCGCAGACCGAATGGCCTACTCTCCATTCTTGTGCTGTTCACCTTGTGCCCACAGGTGATGACTTGCCCGACGACATCAACGCTTTCGTTGATGAGAAAGTCGTACAACTCATCGCTGAAGTTCAAGAAAGGTTCTCCCAAACAACCTACCCTCTCTTCGTTCGTGCATGTCCACTCGTGCCCCGCCCCGGTGTGCTTGAGTCCAGTCGTGCTGACACCCTCCTTGATGTTGAGGTCATCGCTCACCGCATCATCACCACCATGATGTCTCCCGATACTTCCGACGACCCCCATTATGAGCATGGCTTCACCGACCCACACGGCACCGTCATGGTTCAACCATTCATCAACGCCAACGCATCAGCCGTGGTCGCACCCAATAACTACATCCTCATGGGTCGGGACAACGATGGTATCACTGCTGGCAAGGACGGTCTGCGTGTCGCCATCCCCATGACTCAAGACACAAACCTCAACCGAGACTTCCAAGTGCTTGGCCTTGACCCGAACCACATTGAGATTGAGTTCGTGTCCGAGTTGACTTCTGATAATCTCCGCAAATCTTTGCGAGTATCCAACACCCATGGTGTGGTACAGAAGATGGCTATGGTTCAACTGCGTGGCTCCGAAGGCCACCGACCCATCGCACCCCCACCAAAGGGTGTGGACATCAGCGGTACCTTCCACGGTGCTGACCGCATCTCCATCAATCACATTCATCTTGTGAGCGACAACACTGACGAGCAACTCAACGAAATGGAGGATGCTCTTCGTGCGGGTATGCCCGAAGGTTCTGTTGTCCTCCACCCTAACGGCAACCATGTGTCCCATCATGCAGGGCAGTGCTACAAGTATGGAGTTCCTTACATCGCATCTACTGAACCGCAGGTTGGTGAGCAGTGGACTCAAGCCGCTC